TTAGGATACTTTGAAACCGCAGCAGGGCGTTAACATCCTCTTGCATCTCATCGACGTCGCTAGTCGCATCAATCCACTTACCGTGAATTGTTCCGTTGGTGTAGCTTGCGGGGCAGGTAATATAGATTTGCATGGGTTCATTTCCTTTTGGTTGGGTTCAGGGGTTCAGGGGTTCAGATAAGTCAGGCCAATTCTGCTAGCGCGTCAGACTCGGCGTCAACCTCGGAATAGTAACCACGGCAAGATGCGATAACGTCACCGTCATCGTCTCCGTCGGCGTCCTCGATTACCCAACAGTAGGTTTCACCGTTGGCCCATCTGGAATAGGTTTCGACTTGCGCGGCAAGGTCTGCCAGCACTCGCAGGCGTTGCTTTTCCGTGATTCGTTTGATTCCGTATATCTTACGCGCGTTGTCGCGGGTGATGTAAATGAAGCCAAACAGGCCGGAGTCCCATGGGCAATGGAAAGGATTTTGCTCAGCGGCGCGGTAGCAGGTGCCGCAGTGCGAATAAAGCCAGACGGGCAAGCAGATGTTTCCGTTTGCGTTTGCCATGTCGCGGGCGGTCTTAGGGTCCGAGTCGGGCGCGGGGTCGGGCGATGCAAAGGAACGGTGAAAGCCAAAGAAAACGCTTTCCATTTCCCACTCGCGCGGCGACTCGTCCGCGCCATACGGGTCGTGTTCTACCGTCGCGGTGAATCCGTTGGTCTCAGTGTCAAGTGCAAGTTTTGTCATTGGTTCAAGCCTCATTGCGTTTCGATAGCCCTTTGTCGCATGATTCGGGCGGTGCAGTCAAGAAAATAATCGCGGCGCTCTTATCAGTCAGACGTAATCCCCCATCAAAATTTTCTTGACTTCTGGCACTGTCTTTCCCGACCGACGCGCCAATTCGGCGATGGTCATATATGGCGACCGGATAAACGCGACGCGTATATCAAAGTCGGTCGCGTCATGCGTGATAGTGAAATTTTCCATCGTTAGACTCCTTTTCATGTTCGGTTGGCTTGTCTCATCAGTGGTCAGGGAGCCGCCCTAGACCAGACACCGACCCAACCTTGGGCCGGTGTTTCGACGTGAACGTGTAGCGTGAGACACCTTGCATTGCGTCAGGAGTGGAAAACCATAACGCCCACTGGTGTGTCGATTGTATGCATCTCTATCTCAAGATCGCGGGCGAAGCTTTCATAGTCGAAGTATCTTTGCGCCATCTCGTTTTCCACGTCTGGCAATATGCAATCGTCCACATATTCGTCGGCGAAGTCTTGGAACCGGGCGAAGGTGCCACAGTAACCATCCTCTAGGCGTTCCTTAGCGAGGGCCAGATCACCACAGCAATCGTCCATAACTGACTTGATCTCGTCTGCTTCAAAGTAATCATGTGCCTCTACGAATTCGACATAATCGGCAACCGCTCGAAGACCGCAATATTCCCCAAGGTTTGGGATTCCATCGAAGTCATGAATGGCGAATTCTTCAGCACTTGGGACTTCCCCAGAGCCTTTGCAGGTTAAACATGCCCCCACACGACACACTCCACCACACGTGGGACATTCAACCATGACGTTAGGATACTTTGAAGACCGGAGCAGGGCGTTAACATCCTCTTGCATCTCATCGACGTCGCTAGTCGCATCAATCCACTTCCAGCGCGGTGTTCCGTTGTTGTAGCTTGCGAGGCAGGCAATATAGATTTGCATGGGTTCAGTTCCTTTTAGTTGGGTTCAGGGGTTCAGGGGTTCAGATAAGGCCTGTGCAAGGGCCATCACATCTTATCGGTCAGACGTAATCCCCCATCAAAATTTTCTTGACTTCTGGCACTGTCTTTCCCGACCTACGCGCCAATTCGGCGATGGTCAGATTTGGCGACAGGTCAAACGCGACTCGAATATCCGCGTCGGTCGCGTTATGCATGCTAGTGAAATTTTCCATCGTGAGACTCCTTTTCATGTTTGGTTGGTGGTGGTGGTGGTGGTGGTTCAGAGGTTAAGGCCTCATGAACAGGGCGCCTAAGGCGACGCCCTGCGCGGAGGTCTCAAGGGCGCGGTGGTAATTCCACGGCATTGTGCTTGGCGATTGCGTTCAGGGCATGGGATAGGGCGTACACGGACAACACCGCTTCCTTGTCTGGCATGCTGCCTTCGTTGTCCTGCAGATAGGCAGTGGCCTTCGCGGCAATCGATAGTGCGATAGTGTAGTTCATGATTCTGATATCCTTTGTCTGCTTTGTTTCGATTTGTATTTCAGGCGAATTCTGCCAGCGCCTCGCGATAGATGCATTCCAGTTCCTCATCCAGATCAAACATGCGCGACAAGTCGTCACCGGTCAGGCACTCGCGTTGCGTATCGGTGATGAAAGGATAGGCCAGCGACAGGTTGATCACGTCGCCATCGGTGTTGCGTGCCAGCGCGTTGAATTCTGCTTCGGTCAGCTTGGTTTCGCGAGTGTCAAGGTTGAGGTTCATGGGGTAGGTCCTTTGGGTTGTGGCGCGGTTCGCCATTTCGATAGCCCTTTGTCTGCTTCGTTTCGATGGGTTGTTTTTGACATAGCCCTTTCGATAGCGCAAGCGGTAATTTCACTGATGGATCAAAAAAGTTGGCCAGCGCCAGCGGCAGACGCCCCAAACCCCTGATTTATATGAATGAAAAATATTGGAAAAAAAGATGGGTTGAACCCTGTTTTTCCCTTGGTTGGCCTCATGTTGCTAATTCGTTCTCACCTGGTGCGACCGCCTGGTGCGCCGCCCACCATGTGTACGCGTGGATGCGTGCGTGCGTGTGTGTGTGTACGTGTGTGTGTGTGTACGTGTGTGTGTACGTGCGCCTGTGCGCGTGAGTGTACGCGTGGTGGTCTCGTGTTCGCGTGAGTGTACGCGTGGTGGTCCCGAGGGCCGCCTGAGTGTTATAGTATAACAAAAAGGCCAAAGGTTGGAAAGAAGACAGACAATAGGACCAAAGCGGCCCACCGTGATCGCCCCATGATCGCCCCATGATCGCCCCATGATCGCCTCGTGGTCGCCTCGTGGTCGCCCCGTGCCCCCATCGTGGTCGCCCTGAGTGTCTGTCGGTGGTGATTTACAAGCGGTTAGACCCGTACAAACTAGGGGATTGCGCCTCGTGGTCACATATATGGAGACCCCCCGCCCCTTATCGGTTTTTTTGAGGCGTACGCTGGACCCATATGGGGGGACTCGGGGGAAGTCACACGTATATATACTTCCAGAGATATCTGACCCAAAAATAGTCCCCAAGTACACCCCGAGTTCACCTGCAGTCCACCACTGGCTCTGCCGCTGGCGCTACCACTGGCTCTGCCGCTGGCGCTACCGCTGGCAAGGGTCCGAGGAGTCGAACCCCGAGTTGCGGTTTTGGAGACCGCTGTGTTGCCATTACACTAGACCCTAATGTTGTGCACTTGTCCCCTAGGTTAATCTATAGGTGTATCTCTAGTTGTTGGTTGTAATGGTAATCATATCAGTATTCACTCAAGGTACACCTAGAGGTCATCCTCAGGCTATGTTCTGAGGTTCACTCTAGGTGTACCTATAGGTTTTAACCTTGGGGGTTTCTTCTCTAGGGTGTCGGGTATTTCCAGCGAATGCGTCAGCGGAGCGACCAGCGAATGCGTCGGCGGAGCTTACCGATCCTATAAGTAGCTGGAAATCCACGTATTTCTCCCTTCATCAGAGCCACCAACGGAGTGTGGTCGTCTCCCGAGGGGATCAACAGCGTTCCTCATGTACTTCTCAAGCTCCAAGTCGAGTGCATCTTGCTTGATCTCTTCGATGCCCATCTCTTCATCCCGAGCCATCTGGTCGGTGAAGTAGTGGACACCCAAAGCCAACGCATCGAGCCTGTCGTCGTGTCTCAGGCACCCTTTGGTCTGAGTGATACGGGTCATCTGGTACATGAGCATCTTGGATTGACGTACAGCCTGCTCGTACTTCATGGCAGTCCTATAGTCCTCCTCGATCACCTCGGGGTCGATCACGAGCTTGTGGGCGTTCATCACGGGTTCCAAGCTGTCGATGATCCTGCGTTCCTTCTGGGCGGTAGCTAGGACCTCCTCGATCATGCAACGGTGTATCTTGGCTAAGACAGGCTTGAGCAGTTCCACGAACATACCATCACCGAAGTTACTTTCGACCACCACCTCGTTCACCTTGTGCTTCTTCGCGATGTGCGCGAGTTCAGTCAGGGTGTCCTTGTCGTAGCCCCCAGTGAGACCCCCGGCTGCTGGCACGTAGAGGTAGCCATTGATCATCTTGATCACTGCATAGCCTGTCTCGTCAGCTCCTCGGCCTGATGGGTCGATTGCTAACACTGCCCCTGAGAACTCCGCTGTGATGTTCCCTGTGTTCATCGGAGGGTACATATGGTCCCCACGCATGGCTACGTTTGGCAGGTCCTTGTACTGTCGTTCCTCGAGGGGACCCCATTGTAACTTGAGGGGTGCAGTCTCGGGGTCGATTGGCATGATGATCAGGTCTCTGACCTTCAACGGGAACCGCTCGAGGTCACTCAGGGCTGTCGATAGCATGAACTGCATCGCGAACCCGGCCTTACCATAGGATGCCTCACGTTCGATCAGGTCTTCATTAGAGAAACGGTGGGGGTCTGTCGCCTGACCTATCTTGTAGGTAAGTTTGGTGATGTAGGGGGCCAGCGTGTCGCCGTATTGCTCCCGCATCTTTTCGTCAGGCATACGAGCTGGCCACACCCTTACGTCATAACCACGTTCAGGCAGCTTGGTGTACAGGCTGTCCTCGGTCTGAGGTGTACCCAAGAACACCACGCGTGACTCAGGGAGCGGCTTGAGGATCGCATCGAACTCTTTGATGCTCTCTGCCAGCTTGTCTCGGGCTGTCTGGGTGAACGCGTTGTTCAGGACCTCGATGTCGTCTGCTACGATCAGGTCAGCACGGCTACCCGTGAGCTGTCCAGTAATACCCACGGATTTCACCGAGGGGCTTTGGTCTGCCACTGCGGGCTTCACATCGAAGTTGATCTTAGATTGTCTCTGGTTTGGCTCAGGGATGAGGTACTCGAGACCTTCCATCTCCCAGATCAAACGCTGTACGAATGTCGAAAATGCGTCCGCCCGGTTACCGGAGGCCGAGACCACCATGATTTTACACATGGCATCACATAGGAGACGCCAGACGACGTACGCAGCAGTGATGTGAGATTTACCACAGCCCCTGAACGCCTGAATGCTGGCCCGCTTGGGTCCATGCTGCAGGTAGTCGGCCATGTTGTACTGAAGAGGGGTTGGTTCGGGTAACCCGAGGTGCTTGTGGACGTACCATAAGAACACCTTGAAGTCCTTTCGGAGCCTTTGATGGAACTCCGTGTCGGGTATATAGGCCATAGGTGACCTCCTGAAAGCCTCTGTGAGGCGTATTAGTTACTTTTGGGGGGTGACATAACCTGAGAGGCCACACAGGCTCTCCTGCGGCCTCTCAGTGAGTCTCAGGAGCATGCCCGTGTTAATCTCTCGGAAAACAGATCAAGTTCCATCAGGTTCTCAGTTGAGATACCCGCAGGATCGAGCTGTGGGGCCGGGATTGAACAGATGGCATCCTTAGAGCCAACCGTTCCGGCGCATGCGCTCAAGAGCAGCATCGCGATCAGGGCTATTCTGTACATTTTCGATTCTCTTCTTGGTTTCGATGTAGTCTTCCATGTCTTCCACGCGGTTATCGTCGCGTTGGGTCTTGCGCCCGTACTGGAAGAGACCGAAGAGGACGCTCAGGGCCACGAGAATGGCCCCTGCTCTCTGCACGATCTTGCTTTTCAGGGTTGCTAGGAGTGTCATCATAGATCGGGCTTCCCGTACTTACCTTGCTTCACGGCTGTGTCGAGTGCGAAGGCACCACCAGCGAAGGTGAATATCGGGAATGTCAGGAACTCAGCCGCCTGCATGGCCTGAGGAGAATAAGCCCCCCAGCCAAACAGACCGGCCAAACAGACGAGCATCACCAATGCCACCTCACGTTTGTACGTCTTCTTTTTCATTAGACTGTTCCTTCCAGCCAGAGTTTTCGTTCATGAGACCGACGCCGGGTGAGACCTCGGAGAACCACGAGCTTGCCGTTCTGGCGCTGTTTGTTCCATTTTAGGAACTCATCTGCTGCCCCTACCATATCGGAAGCATTTATCCGCTTCAGAAGGGTCGAGGACGCGAAGTTGGCACCGCCGAGGTTGAAGATAAACGATGCGAGGGCGTCATACTGGCGCTGTGAGAGGGGTACATCGACCATGTCAGCGATCACCTTACGAACCCACGCGAGGTCCTCCCGAAGCAGCTTCTCGGCCTGCTCCTCAGTGATCACCATGCCTTGGTGTGCGGTCGCAGTGTGTCCGTAGCCAATCGTCCAGCGATCATGAGGTGTTGGCTTGTACGCCTTGAGGCGTAGTGCTTCCCATTGCTTGATGTCGTTGATACGTTCGACTTTAACGGGCTGCCCCTTGGCGTTGCGAGCAGACGGGGTCTTTTGGGTCAACGTCGAGATGAACTCGAGTAGAGCTTGTATGATGAGTTTCATTGTGGGTGTCTCCTTTGAAATTTGCGGCTGGTGTCGCGGGTTGTCATATATCCACCTCAACCTGCGTCAGCCCCATCGCTGCCAATACCGCCAGCGCGTCGTCACCAGCGCAAGCGGTCAGTTTGTCGGGCATGGCCGTCACAGGCGTCAGGCTGACCACCAGCGCCGCTTGTGCGCGCCGTGCCGCATCCATGTCTATAATGTTGTCAACGTCCCATGAGGGGCGCTGTAGGCCGCTCTGTGCCGCCGTTGTGAATGCGTCAGACACGACCAAGCTTGCGCAGTCGTAAAGGTTGCCCCCCGCGTCCTGCCAGTTCAGCGCCACGTAGGTTTCTGCATCAGACGGACCGTAGC